AAATCAGAATAACCATCTCTACCGGTTACTGATTCGTGGTGTAAACGTACCCACTCCATTACTGCCTGAGCACCTGAAGGAGTGATTGGATCAAATAGTTGCATTGTTAAATCATTCCATCTCAATTTACCTTTTACCTTACGGTAGGTGTTGATGTGGTTTAATACAATTTCATCTTGTGAAAATCCCATTCCACTGATGCCTTTAATAATATAAGCTGGGATGCCATCTACATACATGATGAATCTGTTAGCTACCTTAGGTTCAAAGGCTGTGAAAAATATTTCGTTTGGATCTAATACTGCCATTTTATCTTGTGTTTATTTTTTATTCAATTATAAATATTAACTTTTCAAATTTTTACGCTGGGAAAGTAGCTCCTGTTGGTAAAATGTTGAAATCTAAGTAAATAAATTCAGCAGTTTTAGTAGGTTGGATATAAATCGCACCAACTAATTGGTTTCTATCGATCACATCTGCTGTGTTATTACTACTATCCATTACTACCTTAAAGGCATACAATCCTTGACGTTGTTGAACGCTTTCTAAGTATGGATTAACTTGGCTTAAGAATGTATTTCTTGTAGCTGCTGTATTCTGTTCGAATACCAAGTTATCAGATACTTGTGAAATGTATGATTTAAGTTCAATTAACAATCTTCTAACATTTACACGGTCAAGTGCTGAAGCTTGGTTTTGAAGTGTTTTCTGACCAAATACTACAACTCCTCTACCTGGGAAGGTAGCGATTGGGTTTACTTTACCAGTGTATAATGTATCTCTATTAGCTTGAGTTAATTTACGTTCTGCTTGTCTTACACTTCCTAATCCACCTCTATTGATACCTGCAGGAGCAAACCATGCTTCTGATGTTCTATCGTTATTAGCATAAACTCCAGGAATCATTGTTGAAGCTGGAATCCAGGCTAATTGTTGGGAGTTTGAATCAGTAACCTGTAACCAAGGCCAATAAGCAGCAGCATATGAGGTATCTAAAGTAGCGGCTGTAGAAGTAGCTCCTGTTACTGTTGAACCATAATTTTTAAGATCTACTACAACAATTGCATCTCCTCTATTTTCAGTATTTGAAATTAATGTGTCAAGTGGAGTTGCGTGGCTTGCGTTTTCATAAATCAAACCAGGGGCTGTAATTACATTATATCGATACTCATCTTTATTAGCTAATAAATTAATTGCATCTGTGTAGTTACCCCCTACTAGACCTTGAGTATCTGTGTTGTTAATATCTTGATAATAATTGCCCGTTCCTGTTAAAATATCACCTGTCGCTTCCCCAAATGTACCACTTTGAGTAACTGGGATTGAAGATGTGAAAGCTGTTTTAGCAAGACCAGCGTTATCAAAATAATCTGGGGTTTTGTTATTTACAGCTGATACTCTTACATATCTTGAAGCATTTGGATAACTACCAGTTGTTTGTAGATAAGGATCTGAAGTACCAGACTCTTGTAATGTTTGGGTTTGATCTCCAATTATTTTAGCGATATAATTAGAGGCTTTAGGATCTAAAGATACGTTAGTAAATGTTTCAAGTACTGATTTTGCTTTTTCTTTATCGTTACCTTGTCTAATTACTACTGAGAAAGTACCTTGATCTGTATTAGGGTTAACAATTTCCCATCTAATATTATCAGCAGAACCACTATCAAGAGCACCTGTAGATCCTTCAGGTCCTGTACTGTTCATAATAGTACCTTGAGCAAGAGTTTCAAGGGTAAAAGCACTTCCTGTACCATCACCATCAATAACATCAGAAGAAGTAGCAGCAGTAAATGAACCTGAAGCAACTCTTGTTACTAATAAAGAAGTACCTCCATTTTGGAAGTAATTATAAGCTGAGATTGAGGTTAAATAAGTAAATTCATCTGAACCACTATCAAATGTACTACCGAAATTAGCTAAATACTCAGAATAAGTAGTAACTAACTTTGGAATATTAACCTGGCCTTTTACAGTAGGTCCTACAATTGCTGCACCTGCTTGTACAGGTTGTGAGGTGATTTGAGATTGATCATTTTCTCTAGCTAATACACCTGGGGAGATTAATGTTTCTGCCATTTTGGATTATGTTTTATAATAAATATGTTAAAGTTTTTTAAAAATTTATTCTTTGGGTAAAAACTCACCAGATTCTAAAGATATGGTCCCATCACCATACTTTTCCTCTAATTCTTTGGCTAAAGCTAATTCTTGTTGTTGTATTTGATACAAATTACTTTTTAATTGCTCTTTTCTAATTTCAAGATTCATAATTTGAACCTCATTATTTCCTATAACATCAGTAAGTCTTTCAAATTGTGTTTTTAATTCTTTTAACTTATTGATTTCTTCTTCGGTTAAAACTTTTTTTTCCATTTTTATTTATAAATATTAAGAATTTTTTACTCGTTCAATAGCTTTAAACACTTGGTCAGGAAGAATTGTTTTAGTACATTCAAATTGTCTATATGTTCCTTTATGTTCAGGACACCATCCCCAATCTCCAGCATCTAATCTTGTTCTATTATAACAACTATTACATGCACTAGGAGAAGAAGTAAACACACGTTCGCAATCTGTAAATTCACTAAATGGAGCACTAAATCCTGAAATTAATATAGTTTTTTGATTTAAAGCCCAATTTAACCAACTTAAACCACTACCAATACCTATAAAAAATTCAGCACCCATCATATCTGTAGCTCTATCAGATAAAGGATAATCTCCAGTTTTATCAATTACACCTGTTAAAGTTCCTCCTAATTTAGAATCATGCCAATCATCACCCAATTTTTCTTGGGTAATCATTACTACTTTATAACCTTCTTTATTTAGATAATCAATTACATCTTGCCAACCCCCAGGGTAATTCCAATACTTAGCATGAGCTGAACCGTGGGGAGCTATGCAAACATATTTACCCTCAATAGTAGGGCCTGTGTTTTTAAAAGATAATTTTGGTTTAATTTCTTTATAATCAATTCCTAAAATATCAGCACTACATTCTTGTAAACTATATTTTCTAAAATCATTAGGATTATAATGGGTGTTTATAGTACTATCTTCATTATAATACCAACCAATATTATACATAGCATATAAATTATCAGCTTGGGTTCCTGGTTGGGTGAATTCAATTTCAGGATATTCACTTTCAAACCATTTATTATGGAATGTAGAACAAACAACTTGACAATTGTGTTTTTTTCTAAATTCTTCTACAAAAGGAAACCATGCTAAAGTATCTCCAATAGAGCTTGAATCTAAATGAATATAAACACGTTTATTTTCGGCATTATATTGATGTTCAAATACTTCTTTAGTATTAAGATTAGTGATTTTAATTAAGAAATTAACATAATATTTAATTGTGGTTTTAGTCCACATATTATTTGTAATTTCTGTTTTATGTATAATTTCGTTATTATCTTGATTAATAAACTCTACTCTAAATTTAGCAAATTTATCACCTAAAATTTCAACAAAAGCTCCTTTAACAAAATGGATATTAAAAATATAAGAACCTTCTTTAGGTTTAATACTAAGTTTTTTTAAATTATTGTATTCTTTTATTAAAACTTCTTTCATACAAATTGTTGATAAATTTTTACAAGATTTTTACTTCTATTAAACCATGACAGTTTTTGAGCTGTACTTAATGAACTTTGAACATACCAATCCCACCTATTTGTAATATCATTATAACCATTTTTCATTTCTATGACATCACGAGATGCCCTCCAAGCACCATGGAAATCAGTTTCCATCTCCCAATCAGCAATAATAGGCATACCACAAGCAGCAGCCTCAATCATTGTTAAATTAGGATGACCTGCTTCTAACATTGTAGGGTGTAAGAAAATTTTATGGGTGTGGTATAATTCTCTTACTTGTTCTTGTGTAGGATCAAACACAAGTGATAGTTGAGGATGATTTAAAACCCAAAGGTTATTATTCAACCAATGTTTATTATTTAAGGGACCAGCAATTGTAATTTGTTTACCTAACAATAAAGATAAACCTATTCCAAAATTAAATCCTTTTCTATCAAAAGTAGGATCTCCAGCTAAGCCATTATTAGCTACCATTAAAAATTCTCCTGTTTTTTTCTTTTTAAAATCAGGATAATAAAAATCTGTATTGACCCCATGAGCAAAATACCTACATTTTGGGTGATTAAAATAACCAACCAAAAATTTAGCAGGCATTAATGATAGTATTGAACCCTCTACAGCTTTATAATTTTC